CGCAAAAACGCCTGATGGCAGCCCTGTCCCAAAGTCTTAAAGCAGTGAAGCAATCATGAGAGACGATTTACGTCACGACATCCTGCAGCGCATCGAGTCCGACTTCGGCCTCAAACACCGAGCGCCTACCAATTACATGCGCGGCGGCACGTGTCCCAAGTGCAACAAAAGAGAGCTGTACACACGATTCGACAGTCCTTGGCAGCTCATCTGCGGTCGCCAGGAAAAGTGTGGCCACACCGTGCACGTCAAGGAAATCTACTCCGACCTTTTCGAAGACTGGAGCAAGCGCGTTCCCGCTACTGAAAACGCGCCGTCGGCTACAGCACGGGCGTACCTGGAGTTTTCCCGTGGCTTCGATATTTCCCTGATCGGCAACTGGTTTACTCAGGACACGTACTACTCCAGCCAGCACAACGCCGGTAGCTCGACGGTTCGGTTCGCTTTGGAGAAAGGCGGGTATTGGGAACGGCTGATCGACAAGCCAGCACGCTTCGGAAAGATGAAAGCCCGCTTCATGCCAGGCGAGAGCTATAAGGGCTTCTGGTGGTGTCCGCCGGACGTCGACCTGGCCACCGTCAAAGAGCTATGGATTGTCGAAGGCATCTTTGACGCGATCGCCCTGCGTCACCATGACATTGCCGCCGTCTCTGCAATGTCCTCCAACGCATTCCCAGCTGATTCCTTGCAGTCGTTGGCAGCAGCGCGTCAAGGCAATCTGCCGAAGCTCGTATGGGCACTGGATAACGAACCAGGTGCACACGCTTACACGAAGCGCTGGGTGCGTATGGCTCGCGAGCTGGGCTTTACCTGTGAAGCAGCGCAGATCCCCCAGCGCGACAACAGAAAGGTCGACTGGAACGATCTCCACCAGCGCTGGCAGTTCCTGGACGAAGGTGAGGAGCGCGCTGCTCAGGTCGATAAAGACATCACCACAGCCCGCCACTTCGGTGCTCTGCTGATCGCGGAAAACGCCACCGAAAAAGCGTTGGTCATGTTCGACTGGAAGCGCCGTAGCGAATTCCACCTGGAGTTCGGCAACCGCCTCTACTGGTTCCGGCTCGATCTGGATAAGTACAACAAGGCGATCCAGGAGCTGGAAGAGAGCGAGCACCACGACGACCAGCAGCTGAACAACAAGCAGATGCGGGCAAAGGCCATGCAACAGTGTGGTGCGCTGCAGCGGATCGCCACTTGCAACCCGAAAGCCCTGTACTACCAGGAAAACAAGCTTACCGACGAGGCTTGGTATTACTTCCGGATCACGTTTGCTCACGATGCCGCGCCGATCAAGAACACCTTCACCAGCTCGCAGATCTCCTCCTCTGCCGAGTTCAAGAAACGCCTGCTTGGCATCGCGCCTGGCGGAATGTTCACCGGGACCACGCAGCAGCTGGACGCCTTCATTGAAGAGCAGACAGATGCGCTCAAAACCGTACAGACCATCGACTTTACCGGCTACACCAAAGAGCACGGCGCGTATGTCTATGGCGAGGTAGCGGTACGCGACGGCAAGGTGTTCAAGCTCAATGAAGAAGACTTCTTCGACATGGAGCGTTTGAGCATCAAGACGCTCAGCCAGTCGGTAATTCTCAACCTGAATACCGACCTGGAGAAATTCGATACCGAGTGGCTGGACATCATTTGGGAATGTTTCGGGCCCAAAGGACTGGTAGCGCTGGCCTTCTGGTTCGGATCCCTGTTCGCCGAGCAGATCCGCCAATATCAGAAAAGCTACCCCTTTGCCGAAATCATCGGTGAACCCGGCGCCGGTAAATCCACCCTGATCGAATTCCTGTGGAAGCTTTGCGGCCGTATCGATTACGAGGGCCTCGACCCAACCAAGGGCACGCCCGTTGCTCGAGCACGGAACTTCGCCCAGGTCGGCAACCTGCCTGTGGTGCTGATCGAGTCGGAGCGGGAAAAGACTGACGGCAGCCAGACCAAGCAGTACGACTGGGACGAACTCAAGACTGCCTACAACGGCCGCAGCGTCCGCTCCACCGGCGTTAAGAACAACGGCAACGACACACGGGAACCGCCTTTCCGTGGGGCCGTTGTAATCGGGCAGAACCATGCGGTGAATGCGTCCGAACCCATCCTGCAGCGCCTGGTGCACATCGCTATGACCAAGGATGGCCAGACCCCACAGACCAAGCTGTTGGTAGAAAAGCTGGAGCGTATGCCGGTCGACCGCGTCAGCGGATTTCTGGTCAAGGCCACGATGAAAGAAAGCAGCGTGATGCAGACCGTTCGCGAACAGGTGCCGATCTACGAACAGCAGCTGCTGGCCCTGCCTGAAATTCGTACGGTCCGGATCGCCAAGAATCATGCCCAGTTGCACGCGCTGGTCGACGCCCTGGTGCACGTCGTACCGCTGACTAAGCCGCAGATCAAAGCCGCCCATGTGGAGATCCAGAGCATGGCCAAGGAACGCCAGCTGGCGATCAACGCAGATCACCCGATCGTCGTCGAATTCTGGGAGCTGTACGAGTACCTGAACAGCACCGCCGGTGGCCTCAATCACTCTCGCAACGAAGGGCTGATTGCCGTGAACCTGAACGACTTTGCGAAGGAGGCGGCAGAGAAACGCCAGAAGGTGCCCGACCTGACCGAGCTGAAACGCCACCTGAAAACCAGCAAGTGCCCCAAGTTCATCGAGACCAACCGCAACGTGTGTTCGGCCTGGGACGTCGACGCGGCCAACAAGGCCAAAACCGTGCGGTGCTGGATTTTCCAAGCAGCCTGATCAACACCAACAAGGAAACGTCGATGCAGATTCAAGTAATCAGCGGTACCCCGGTTGAAGAGGCCTACATGACCGGCGTGGTGTTCGCTGGCCTGACCGAAACCCGCGATGGCTTTCCGGTCGTCCACGCGCATGCCTATGCAGTTGACGGTCTGCTGGGGATTTTGGAAGTCCGCGCCGCTCGAGGTGAGCGCGAGATTCTGGTGATGGGCTGCAGCCGTGACCAGATTCAGGCGGTTTTGGAATGGCAGTCAGAGACCGAAGAAGTCACCGATCTGGAGAGCCTGGTGATTCACCTGGTGCGATCGGATCCGCTGGACCCAAGCGCCGGTTAACACCGGAAACAAGGGCGTCGAGGAGTTCGCACCTCCCCGACACCAACCACCACAGAGGGCAACACTATGCAAGCACAGCATCAAAGCAGCAGCGGCACGAAGGCTACCACACCGGCTCGGCAACTGCTGGCCACCGCCATGATTGGCGCCGCGCTGATCGGCTACCAAATACACAAAACCCCAGACGCTCGCACCCGTCTCGTCAGCCTGGCAACGATGGCCCGTAGTTTGGGCGAACTGACAGACCGCGACGCTGCAGTTGTGGCACAGCTACTTGGCAACTCCCCAATCCAGCGCGCCAGTCCTTCCATCGCTATTGCAAATCAGGAAAGCAGCCAATGAGCAGTGAGGCATTGGCACCGCCAGAGCTGCTTAGCTCATTACAGGAACTAATCCTGCAGCTACGACGCCCAGCAGTAGCCGCCGAACATGAGCTGTGGACCTCACAAGACATTGCTGCATATTTGAAACTATCCCCCGACACTGTCGAGCGGAGAGTCGTTGCTCAGCCGAGCTTCCCGAAAAGCGTGCAGCCATGCGCGACTGGAGCGAAAGCAGCGAAGAGATGGTTCGCCACAGAGGTAGTCACTTGGTTGCGCCAACATCGCGCCAGATTGCCCGTACCGCGGCGAGCCAGACGAACAGCGTGACAGAGGTGGCTGCGTACTCTGCATAATGCTCTTCACTAAAGAAAAACGCCGTTTACCCCCTGCAGGGATAGCGGCGTTTTTTCCTAGGCGGGCTTTGTTGATTGGTTATGAGTTAGTGGCTATCTGCCTTCTTGATTATCTTCGCTAGAGCAGGGGCGGCAACTGCCACCATCACTTCTCTGAGTTCTTGCCATGGGTAGCGACCTACCTTCGAGGCCGTGCAGCCCTTTAAATGCTTAAACGGCTGGCTAGCATCATCAACGGTTTGTATGCTCAGACATTGGCAACAGAGCACGAAGCTTCCACAAAGGGACCATCGACCTGTCCACCCAATGAGCCTAGCGCTGAGCACATCACTTTTGCTGAGGTTTTGGCAGTATCTGTTCACATCGCTTATTTGAGGCATCACACATCTCCATATGCGCGGTGGAGGAGCATCCGAACTCCTACCTACTCCCATCTATAGCGCATGTGAGCATTTAGAGCAGGATTGATTGGCTATTGAGAGGCAACATTACGGAACCGAAAACTCATAAGTCGCGGCCTTGTCAGTCTCCTGACGAAATAACCGCACGTGTCGTAATTCTGGTCACCTAAAGAAAAACGCCGTTTACCCTCGCAAGGATAACGGCGTTTTTTCTTGGTCTTCGCTGTACGCTAGATGCTCAGAACCCATCCTGTTAAGGCTTAGGTGCCCAGCACCTGCGAACTCCGCAGCCCTTTTTTCATCCCAGCCGCTCGGCCACTTCGGATGCCGTAGCGTTGTAGTAGATCATCAAGGACTTGAGATCCTTGTGCCCGGTGATACGTGCCAGGTCTAACACCTCAACCTTGCGGGCAAGCCGAGTAATGGCCTCATGACGAGTGTCGTGAAAGGTCAGGCCATCAATTTTTAGCTCGTCTCGGATCTTACGAAACATAGTGTCCGCTGATGCTGACTCGAGCTTGAATAGTCGATCGCTAGCGCCCTTCCCTTCCAACATCCGCGACAATAATTCTCCCGCCCGCTTACTCAATGGAACATTTCGAGAAGAGCCATTTTTTGTTTTGGGCAGATGAACGAAGCGTTCGCGCAAATTCACCCACTTCGCAGTCATACCCAAGATCTCGCCTTGCCTCATTGCGGTTTCAATAGCGAGCAGGAATGCGTACGCTAATTCTTGCAGCAGAGTTACCGGCGGCAGTCCCTCAATATAACCAAGCCGATTGACCAGTGCGCTAATTTCACCGGTAGCAACACGTCGTTCTCGAGGAGGGCCATTACTCGGCCTTTTGGCGTCTCTAACAGGGTTAACCAAGCACGTTTTCCACTCCCGCCTGGCTATTTCAAACACTGAAGATAGAAGTGTCATCTCACGTCGCACAGTCGAGCTTTTGACTTTTTTCAGCCGACCATCACGCCATTGAGCGACCTGCTCTGACGTGATGTTGCCCATAAGCTCTCCTACCCATTCAAGCTCCCGGTCAAACCTATCCAACCGCAGCTCTTCCCAACGCTGGCCTTCCTTGGTGGGAGAAACATCCCGTTTGTATCTGGCTAGCGCTTCCGAAACAGTCATCGACACACTTGCGCGGGATGTCCCGCTCTGAGCCATGATTTCAGCTTCACGAGCGATTGCCCATGCAACAGCTGCAGCCTTGGTATCGAACGTTTGGGAGTCACGCACACCCAGCTTCACCACCTCGGCCCTCCAACCACCGCTCCGTTTCCTATATGAAGCCATGCACCCTCCTGGCGTAAAAATGGCGTAAAGGCTAACACGTAGAAACACGAAACTGCCGTCTGCTGTCGTTGGTGAATATCGGTTTCGGCCAACGTGGCCGGGCATTACCGGGATTTGCCGTTACCTGCCGTTTACTGTCACAGGATTCCCGTGTCCCCCTCGGGGCACCACGACACACTTCAAGCTGCTGCTCAATGCAGCTTGAATACAAAAAAAACCGGCCACCGCGCCGGTTTTTTTGTGCCTGCTTTTTAGCAGAGCCCCCATCTGATCCGTATTTATACGCTCTTTCTGAATCTGTACTGCAAACAGCCCTGCCTCGATAATCAGGCCACCCGGTTGTCATGAAGCGGCAACCGATCAGGTCACGCCTGACGTGACCTATTGCCAATTTTCGGGAGGCCTTATGGGCAAGCTTACGATTTACATGGCTGTGTTTCTGATTGCTGCGATTGGGGTGGGTATCCTCGGGACCATTCCGCCGGGTTGACGCAGGCAGTCGTAACCCTCCAACTGCCCATCCAAACGCACGACAAATACGGCGATCACGCATCCATTCGCATCAAAAATTCTATTTACATCGCCGTTCGTCATATGCCCTGAACGGGCTGCTCGATCCGTTGCTCTTTTTCCATGTGGACACGCAGATGTCCACCAGCCGTTTTTGG